AGACGGATATTACGGCAGAAAGGGTGATAGCTGAGATGGCCAAGATAGGCTTCAGCAACATTCAGGACTTCACCGGCCAAGGCAACGCGATAACAGACATATCAAAGCTTGATCCATCAATAGCGGCTGCTGTGGAGTCCGTACAGAGCGATATAAGGTACGATAACGGTAAGGGTGAAGGATATACCGAAAAGGTTAAGATCAAGCTACATAGCAAGTTAGGTGCTCTAAACAGCTTAGCCGAGATTCTCAAGCTGAAGGATGTGGCCGGTAAAACAGACATCAAAATATTGCAAATAGGTGGTTTAGAGCCGTTAATAGGGCAGTAATAGAAGGGGAAACAGATGAATGAAGCACAGAAAGACATGTCAAGGCGTAGACAGCAGCGTTACAGGGAAAGCCAAAAACGTAACGCTACCGTAACGCCAGAGCGTAACGTTACGGACAAAAGCGTTACGCGTAACGCAACACCCATTATTGAGGATCTGCCGGCCAACTTCGGTCAGGATGACTGTGAGTGCAGGCACTGCCGCAACAACCGGGCCAAAGGCAGTCCACACACCCTCAACCACGGCCCCCACAAGCTCGCAGGTGCGTTAAGTAAGAACGAGCTGAACAGAGTAGCCCTGCCCGGTGACGTGGACTATAAGGGGGCAGCATGACAGCTATAGCATTACACGCAGCCATAGTATTGAGCGCAACTATAGCCCTGATATGCATTAGCTCACTATATCGTGATGTGAGATGGTGCATCAAGCATCGTAAGTCATTGAGTGACAAGGATTAAGTGATGACAAAAGGATAAAAAGGAATGCTTATAGCAAAATTCGTGTGTGAGAAAGGCGATTTTTATACGGAGGGGGTGGGTGCTTTATATAGCGAAAGCCCTCTCTCTATTCCCAAAAATTCTCAAAAATTCTCAAAAGCACATTAGATAGGTATATCTCAAGGAAATTATGGTACGTAAGTCTTTAAAAATGGAGTTAAACCCAAAGCAGCGAAGTTTTTGCAATAGTAAGGTTCGTTATCCTGCTTTTGTTGGTTCTTGGGGTTGTGGTAAGACTTTGTGTGGGATTATCAAGATATTGCAACATGCCGAGCAATTTAGTGATAATTTATGTTTGATTGTTCGCAAGAAGTTTACTGACTTACGCGACAGCACTTTGAAGGATTTTGAGCGTTACACAGGTATGCGTGTTATGAAGGGTGATAAGGAGGTAACTTTATCTAACAAGTCTGTTATCATGTTCCGTCACGGTGAGGAGTTATCGGGTCTTCAGAACGTCAATTTAGGTGCGTTTATGATTGAGCAGGCGGAGGAATTTGAAACTCCGGAGCAGTTTGATTTATTACGTGGCAGGCTTAGGAGGGAGGAGGATGCCAGTCGGCAGGGTTATATCATAGCTAACACGGCGGGTCATAATTGGATATGGGATCGTTGGAAGAACCGGAGTTTAGAGGGTTATCATCTTACGGAGGCTGATTTCAGTGACAATATTCATCATTTACCGAAGGATACTATTGCGGACTGGAAGCGATTAAAGGTCGAATCGCCTCGTAAATACAACAGATATGTTCTTAATTCATGGGAGGACTACGACTTAGAGGGTGCGTTTTATGCTGGTTTGATGTCTGATGCCTTAAAGGATGACAGGGTTGATATTAAGGGTTTGTGGGACAAGAATCTTCAGGTTTACATGGCCTGTGATTTAGGTGTTGCCGATACGACGGCGATGGTATTATTTCAGTTAAGCAAGAACAATATCAATTTCATCGACTGTTTTGAAGATTACGGGCAGGGATTAGACCATTATGTCAGATGGTTACAGGACAAGCCTTATGTATATGCAGAGGACTATTTACCTCACGATGCTCTTCAGCGTATGCAGGGCGCGACTATAAGTACCCGGTTTGATTTGTGGCAGGAATTAAGGACAAATTCATCTTATATTGTGATCAGGCATAGTATCGAAGATGGCATACAGGGCGTCAGGGGTCTTTTGGGGAAATGTCAGTTTGACGTTAAGTGCAAGCCGCTTGTAAACGCCTTAAATCACTACAAAAGGCGTAAGGTGGATACTGTCAGCACTGAGGACAGGCCGGTATTTCAAGATAAGCCCTTACATGACTGGTCAAGTAATTACTGTTTGGTTGCCGGGACGATGATAGCGACACCACAAGGGGACAAGGCCATTGAGCAGATACAAGTGGGTGACTATGTGATTACACCCTTTGGTAATAGTAGGGTGATGAATGCCGGGTTAAGTAAGTATGCGGACAAATTAATTGAGATAACCGATTCGTCCGGAGCAACGATAATCTGCACACCGGAACATAAGATATTTGCAAATAATTCTCTTGTAACAGCAGATGCTTTGCGATATTCTGATTCCTTAATAGGAAACAATATTAAGGAGAAATTAATATGGAATATCCGCAGGAAGTTGAGTTTAACGGATTCAGATACAGGATTCAGAATGGCTATTACAAACGGATTGGGCCGCCAACATTGCACCAGGCAGTTTGGGAGCTTCATAATGGGTTTGTGCCGAAAGGGCATGTCATTCATCACAAAGACTTGGATAAACTTAACAACGACATATCCAATCTTAAATTGCTTACAAGGAAAAAACATCAGATTTTGCACGGTCAGCGACAACGATGGACGGGTAGTGAAGAAAACATTAAACAACTTTGTAAGGCCAGAAAAAAAGCAAGTGAATGGCATGGCAGTAAGGAAGGTAAGAAGTTTCATTCAGCTTTGGGAGTTGCTTCGTGGCGAAAGAGAAGTCCAATACTCAAACAATGTATCGTCTGTGGGAGAGAATATCCAGCATATTATACAGCAAAAAGCAAATACTGTTCTTCCAATTGTAGAGCAAGAGCGTATCGAGCAAGCAAAACACGCAACGAACAAAGGATTTGTATTATTTGTAAAAAGTCTTTTTGGACGAATAAATACAATTCGACCAAAACGTGTAGCAAGGATTGTGCGAATAAATCTCACAGACAGACTTGTTCCAGTGTACGATTTGACAGTCGAACATAATCATTGTTATTATGCCAATGGCCTTTTAGTGAGCAATTCCGATGCTTTTCGTTACGCTTGCGTAGCCTATCGTTATATGATTGAGGTTGACGGCAGTGTTGTGGGCTGTCCATATCCAGAGCCGGCCTATTCGGGTAAAGGAAGTTTTCATTACGATTACGATCCATTAAACGCCAGTAGATTATCAGGCAGTTATGATCCATTGAATGCGAGGACGTTATGAATTTATTCGGCGGCAGGCCAAAGCTGCCTACTATAGACCCAAAGCCTATACCAGTGAATGATAAACAGTCTATAGTGGCGCGAGATCAAGTATTGAATAGGCTGGCTAAGCTCAGACGTGCAACGGTGACTTCCCAGTTGTCGGATCCGAGCATTAAGCGTAAGGTATTAGGGGCGGGCGTATGAACACAATGGTCAATATAATATTATCGATATCGGCATTGATGACAACTTCTTTCTTGATTGGTGTTTATATTGTAGTAAGGATTGTATTGTTGTTATGTGCGCCGGTATGGTTTGTGTGTCACAAATTAAGGGGAACAGTTTGAAGCGGTATGGCGATACAATACAGTTGATGGTAACGTATTTATGCACGATGGACTGCCCTAAGTGCGTCCAGAAGCCTTATAAGGACAAATTGGAAAAGGGCATGATGAGTTGGGAAGAGTTTCTTGATGTTGTTTATACTTTAGAAAGGGTTAAGCCTAAGAAGGTCATTATTTCCGGTGGTGAGCCAACTATATGGCCCTATCTTAAAGAAGCTATTTATCTTATAAAGAAAGTAGTTGGTTCTAAGGTAGAGGTCATAACAAATGGGTTATATAGAAATGGTGACATCTACGGCGATGCGGATATTGTATCGGTGAGTAATTACGGATCTATCAATAAGATGGATATATTGCGATTAAAAAAGCATCTTGGCAAGAGATTTCGCATGTTGAATTCATGTCAAGTTCCGTTGCCGTTTGAACAGAACGGTAATAATACCTTACCGGCGGTATGTAATTGCTACAATCCTTCTTTTGTCAGAGGTTCGGTTTATAGGTGTCCGGTTGCCGGGTACAACCGATTAGACTCAGATATTGTATCGGCATATAATAGTGAATATTTAGTTAAGAATAAGTCCATAATATTCAATCAGGAGATTTGCCGAGATTGTTTAGCTAATTATAAAGCCCGCAAGAAGTACAACAGCGCTGTAGTATTAGAGGTAAGTGGTTGGAATACGAGGATCGGCTGTCTAATTTCTCTTGGCGGTTTATCAAATACAGCAAGGAAGGTTTATAGAAAAGTCAAGGGCTTGAGGTAGTCAGGTAAATGGAAGAAATAGAGTCATATTTAGATAAGAAGATTATATCATGGACTTAACCTACGATAGTGTAAACAAAGAGCAGCAGTATTTAGAGGACTACCGCAGGGACTTCGAGCCTTTGAAGCGTATATGCTGCGATATGGCTTATCCTGAACGGGTAGGTGCGTGGGACTTTCAACAGGCGGCTACCGGCATAGCAGTCAAGGGCAGGAAACCTCAGTCGAGGATAAATCGCCTTTACGACCCGACGGCGATGAATGCTTTTGGTATATGGTCGGGCGGTATTCTCGGTTATTACATGCCGAAGGACACTCCCTGGTTCGCCGAGGAGTTATCCGACAAGCGGTTCAATGACTCAAAAGTTGTCATAAAATGGCTACAGGACACTGACGATCATTTAAGGAGCGTTTTGCGTTCTTCGGGCGGTTTTGGTTCGAGCAATAATTATTACATACAAAAGGCCGTAGCCATTAAGGATGCCGGGTGTATAGGTGATTCGTTCATGTATATCGAACGTGATAAGGAGACTGGTAAACAGTTTATGCAGACATGCCATCCTAACGAATTATGGGTAAGGCGGGATTATTGGGGTCGGATAATAACTATTCATCATAAGTGTGTTTACACAATGAAAAATTTGGTCGATGAGTTCGGAATGGAAGCATTGAATCGAGATCAGCAGATTCTCTATCGTGACCCTCTTTTCAACAAAGACAAAGCCATAACGGTAATTCACGGCTGTTACAAGAACAGCGACTATCAACCCGACCAGCCGGGCGTTAAGAACATGCGTTGGCAGCATGTGTATATTAATGTCGAGGGCAAGCACAAGATTTTACAGACCGGTTCGCGGAAGATGAACCCTATACCGTCGTCTCTTAACAGACCTTCGTCGGAGATGTACGGCCGTGGCGTTATAGCTTCGATACTGATAGAGATATTAACCGCCAATTTCATGGCAAAAGACATGCTCACAGCGTCCGCGGTTGCGGTGAAACCTCCTATGCTATTGACTCAGGCGTTACGACACAAGCTGGACATCGGAGCCGGTGCGGTCAATTTCGTCAACAGTAAGGAGATGCACGGCTTGAAGATGGGCGATTTGGTGGCAAGGTTAATAGATTCGTCAGGTTATCCGTTCGGAGTAGACCAGCAGCGATTTTGGCA